GGATTCAAACCATTCTTCGCTCTGGTTGTCGCCCGTTGCGTTTGCCTCTGCGGAGCATTCAATGTGCCAACGCAAATCGCCGTATTGATCGCGACCGGCAATCGAAACATCTATTGATGCGATGAAGGCGTCGTATCGAGTTTTTGCCGATTGGTTTGTCATCGTCATGCCTCCACATCGTACCAGAACGCTGCGATGCACCAAGCCATAACACATTCCATTTGAACGCTCCGTGGCTCCAGCCTCTCGGAGTAGCAAGCGATCCGGTTTGCATTCGCTGAGCGGTATGTGATCATGTTGAGTTTCTCCCTTCGCGTTGTTTTCATCGCACTATCCAACCAGTCTTAACGCGATAGACTGCGACTGGCGCTTGCCACGCGGGGCGCTGGCGGTTGATCTGAGCGGCTATCTTCTCAGCTACATGCTTGCTACGGGCAATCATCGTGATGTTCCTTCCCTTTCCGGGCCGCTCATTTGCGGCTGTCCGGCAGTGCCTATGTAAAAGATCGAACGCTGACATATTCGCAACCGAGACATATTTGCAATCGATTTATTGTAACAGATTGTAACAGATGCCTATCGCAGGGCAAAATCGCGCGTGTTTGACAGTCGATTGTAACAAGACATGTCGAGCCATTTACAATTGGATTGTAACAGATGCGATTGATAATCATTCGCAACACGTCAATTGTAACATAGTGACCGGGGGTAGGGGGTGAGTGTTGCCCTCCGTCGGCGGCTCAAGGTGCGATCCCTTTGTTTTGTTTCCCGAATTGGAATTTCCATAGGTCGTTACATTAGTTACTTTGATCTCGAAACCACCCCAAAAATTCTGAAAAATTCCTACTTGAAAATCACGTTACATTGACCAGATTTCAGCGATGGAAAACGAGCTAACCGTTACCGACCTCGAAAATCCAACCGCCGAGGATGCCGCCCACGGCCGTTTTGGCCCTGCAATGCTGCGGCTTCCGGTCATGGAACGCATCTTCGTATGCCTCCTTTTCCACGGCGCCCATAGCGCAACCGACGCGGCCCGCAAAGCCGGCTTCGAGGCCAAGAGCTACGGCGCCCTGCGCGTCCAGGCGCACCGCATGATGCACGACCCTAAGGTCGGCGAGGCGATGGTCGAGGAGGCCAAGCGGCGCAAGCGCATGATGCTGCCGCAATTCGATCGGCTGCTAAGCGCGATTGCGACAAACTCCCAGCACAAGGATCAGCTCTCGGCCATCAAGCTCAGCTACGAGCAAGCCGGCGTCACCGTGGCGCGGGAGAGCAACATCAACGTGAACGTGACCGTCTCCGAGAAGGAGAAGCTCGCCTCGATCGCGCTTTGGGCCAAGGAGCTCGGCGTCGACCCGGCGAAGCTTCTCGGCGGCCAGGTCATCGAAGGCGAGTTTACCGAAGTCGCGGAAGACGACGCCAGCAAACCCGATGAGTGGTAAACCGATGCCTTCGGTCGATGAGGTATACGAGCAGCTAAAGGCCGCGCGCGAGCACAAGCTCCACAACGCCTGGCGGTTCTTCAAGCCATACCCGCGGCAGCGCGAGTTCATGGAGACAGGGGCGGCTTACCTCGAACGGCTGTTGCACGCCGGCAACCAGACCGGCAAGTCCGATACCGGTGCCTACGAGACGATGCTGCATCTGACCGGTCTCTATCCGGCCGACTGGAAAGGACTGCGCTTCGATCACCCGGTCAAGATATGGATCGGCTCACCATCAGGAGTATCAAGTCGTGATGTCGCTCAAGCAAAGCTATTCGGCACCCCAGGTGTCAAAGACCTCGAAGGCACTGGATTTCTTCCTAAGACATCGATCATCCATACGACGGCTGGTAGAAGTGCGACCAATGCTATTGACACGGCTCATATACGCCATCTATCTGGAGGCATCTCAACAGTTACTTTTAAGACATATGAACAAGAACGAGAACACTGGCAAGGGTCGACGTTGGATTTCATATGGTTCGACGAGGAGCCGCCTATGGAATTATACGTGGAAGGGCAAGCTCGACTACTGACGACCGGCTCCCATTCGATGATGACCTTCACGCCATTGAAAGGCATGTCGGAGGTCGTCAAGCGGTTCTTTGAAGACAGCTCGCCCAACCGCATCCACCTTGGCATGTCCTTCGACGACTGCGGCCACATCACGCCCGAGATCGAGGCGAACATCCTTTCGATCTACCCCGAGCATGAGTGGGCGGCTCGGCGCGACGGCGACCCCTATTTCTCCGAGGGCGCGGTGTTCTCAACCCCGCTCAAGATGCTGCTGGAGGAGCCATGGGCGCTCGGGCTCGGGCACCCCGGCCTGCAGATACCGGCGCACTGGCCGCTGCTGTGGGGCATCGACTTCGGTATTGCCCACTGGTTCGGCGCCGTGCTGCTCGCCTGGGATCGCGACCTGGACACTGGGCACATCCTCGCGGCGATCAAAATGCACGGCTTGCCATTGGAGCACGCAGATGCTATGAAGCGCATCGCGGCCAACGTCCCCGTCGCCTGGCCGCACGACGGCACCCAGCGGGACAAAGGATCGGGAGAGCAGCTTGCAAAAATTTATTCCCGGCATGGTCTCAACATGCTTGCTACCCATGCCACACACCCTACGGGGGGCTATAGTACAGAAGCTGGTATTATGGACCTTGAAACTCATATGCGTTCTTCTCGGTTCAAAGTTGCGTCAATCCTCGGAGAGTGGCACCAGGAGTATCGTCTTTATCATCGAGATAAAGAAGGAAAAATCTTGAAGGTCGACGACGATCTCATGTCGGCCACCCGTATCGCCTGGATGCAGCGCCGGTCGGCCAAGTGCGTCCCACTCGGCTCGAAGACCGTGAAGCGCCGCCGCACCGAAGGTAAAATAATCAACCCCTGGACTGGACAAGCGGCGTAACCATTCCTACATCTCCTATCCATCGGCGGCGCACCCCAGCGCACCGCGCGGCCCGCGGGCAGCACGGAAAGCGATACCGGGGCCAGGGCCGTCACCCCCGTGCCGGCCCAGGAGGCGCGCGCCGCCGATGGACTTTTTTTCAAGCGAGGGCACATGGCCGCACTCGACGATCTCAAGGTAAGCGTATCGACGGTGGTTTCCATGCTCCGCGCCAACACCCAGGAACTCGCGGCCGAGCGGGCTTCGCACGCCAGCACGCAGGCGCAGCTCGACGCGAACGAGGCGGCCCTGGCTACCCTCAAGGCGGAACTAGACGAAGCGGTTAAGCCCGTAGGCGGCTAACTTGGCCGGGTACAACCTCACTTACACTGGTTCGACGGACGATGAGCAGTCATGGGTCGCTTGGCTCATGCAGTTGTTCTCGACCGCGCGCACCCGCCGGGTGAACTTCGAGGTACAGTGGGAAGAAAGCGCGGCGTTGTGCTGGCCGGAGTACCGGAACAGCTTCGCCTTCGGCCATACCCGTGCACCGGGCCAGAAATACACCGAGTTCCAGGTCGACAGCACCGGCTCGATCGCCTCGCACCGCTTCATGGCGATTGCTGACGCCTTCCTGACCCCGCACAACCAGCCCTGGAAGATGATCAGGGCGAACGACCCCTACGTGATGAAGCAAAAGGGCGTCCGCGACTACTTCGACGCCGTTTCCGCGACGCTTTGGTACGAAACCTACCGTGCAGAGAGCAATTTCATCGCCCAAAACCAGCAAAATTTCCAAATTCTCGGCGTCTTCGGCAATCCGTGCATGTATGTCGACGAGCTGGAGACAAAACCCGGCCGTTCGCAGCCGGGATTGCGCTATGTGTCGTGCGGGCCAGGCGAAATCTACAAATTGAAGAACTACCAGGGCCGCACTGACGGCGTGATCCGGCATTTCCGCTGGACGGCGCGCCAGGCGTACCAGAAGTGGGGTGACAAGATCCCCATGCTCTACAAGGCGGCGCTGGAGAAGAACGACAACTACACGCTTTGGGATTTCCTGCAGTTCGTGATCCCGGCGAGCGACTACGACCCGATGAAAATCTTCTCGCCGCAGGGCAAAGCCTATGCGAGCGTGTATGTGTCCGTCGCCGGCTACTGCATCCTGGAACGCGGCGGTTACCGGACGATGCCCTTCGCCTGTGACG